AATCAGGACGATGAGCTGAACGGGTTTCGGCGGCTCATTGATGCTGCGATTGACCGTGAGTTCAGAGCCCAGTAGTCCGATCAACTACTCGCACGGCAAACCAACCCATGACGACAAAGCGGCCTGACTATCAGCCCTGCAAGCTCGTCACCCTCTGCGGTCAGTTCCTCACTCCTAATGGCACCTTCTCCGCAGATCCTGCCAGTGCTCTCACCGCTGAACGCTGGTGGCTTGAACGAGAACAGCAACGCATCAACACCACCACCATCCTCATCCGCGCCTAGTGCCATCACCTTCAACGTTATCGGCATGGAAGCCGCTACCCAAGGCTCTAAACGCCACGTCGGTCACGGCATCATGCGCGAAACCAATCAACGCCTACGTCCTTGGCGCTCTCTCGTCACCGACGCAGCCCTAGCAACCAACAACCCCCTAATCAATCACCCGGTCTCGATCTCAATAACCTTTCGCTTCCTACGCCCCAAAGGCCACTACAACAAATCTGGCCTATCCCCCAAAGCACCAGCCCACCTAACCTCTCGCCTAAAGGGCGACATCGACAAACTTTCCCGTGCCGTGCTTGATGCCCTCACTGGCTCACTTCTTCACGACGATTCTCAAGTGGTTCAGCTGGCTGCCCACAAGCGCTACTGCACCGCAGAAGAAAAACCCGGTGCTCTCATCACCATCATCCCCTTGGCAACCTAAAGCAGCGGCACCCTGTGCCATGGAACCCTGGTCCATCGTTGCTGAAGATCCCGCAACAGGCGAACCCTTCGGCCTGGTCCTTCAACACGACGTTGACCCAGAACTCGCTGAACACATCGCACGCAATCTCCTCGCCACCTTCCGCCTCACCGGTGGCTACCTCCCCACCAACGGCCATCGTTCCCTCAAAGGTCACTACCTCTTTCTCTACTTCGTCGCACCAGAACCCGTCGCACGCCTAGCCACCATCTGGGCACGCTCCTTTCAAGACGCTGAAGACAAGCTTAATATCCTCGCCTCAGACGGCACCCTCCTCATGCCCTCCTCCGGTTAAACTCCGGCCATGGCAAAGAAGAGCACTAACGTAGAAATTGATGAGCGGGTCAACGCCGTATACGACCTGCTACTTCGTGCATACAGCCGCACCCAAATCCTGCGATACGCGGCGGATGAGTGGGGTGTGGCCGAACGTACAGCCGAGACCTATATCCAACGCGCACGCCAGTTGATGCAACTGGACGCCGAACTTGAACGCCCCCAGTGGCTAGCTGCTGCAGTTGCACGCCTTGTTGAATACGAACGCCGCGCTTCTGAATCCAATCAGCTCGGCATCGCACTCAAAGCCTTAGAAGACCAAGCCAAACTCCTGCGCTTTGAGATGTCGTGAGCCTGCTCACCGGCATCACTGAACCAACCCCCCTGCTCAGCTTCCTCGCCTCACCGTCGCAGCAGGACACCACAGACCTCTTGGCACGCATCCGCCAAGACCTGCACCCTGGCCAGCTCGCCTTCGTCGAAGACCAGACCACCGAGATCCTTGGCATCTCTGCCGGTTACGGCGCTGGCAAAACCCGAGCGCTAGCCAGCAAAGCTGTTCACCTCGCTGCCAGCAATCAGGGCTTCATCGGCATCGTCATGGAACCGACCGGCCCACTGATCCGCGACATCTGGCAGAACGACTTCGACGACTTCCTAGAGGCCTACGACATCCCCTACACGTTCCGCGCTTCGCCGCTCCCGGAATACGTGCTGCACCTGCCGGGCGGTGATACCAAGATCTTGTGCCGCAGCTTTGAAAACTGGCAGCGCTGCATCGGCATCAATGCTGCATGGTGCCTCTGCGATGAGATTGATACCGTTCCACCGTCTACGGCCAACAAAGCCTTCCCGAAGATCCTTGGCCGCCTTCGTGCCGGCAACGTTCGGCAGTTCGGTGCAGCCTCCACACCTGAAGGCTTCCGCTGGATGTGGCAAACCTTTGCCTCAGAAGAGACCAAGGAACGCGCTGATCGCAAGCTGATCAAGATGCGCACGGCAGACAATCCCTATCTGCCGCCGGACTTCATCGAGCGCCTTCAGGCCAACTACGACCCGAACCTGCTGCAGGCCTACCTCAATGGTGAGTTCGTCAGCCTCACCACCGGCCAGGTTTACGACCGCTTCAACCGTGAGCTAAACGTCCAAACCGTGGACTGGGATCCAGAAGAGCCGATCCTGCTCGGCATCGACTTCAATATTGGCAACATGAGCGGTGTGCTCGCCGTGCGTCGTGGACGTGAGCTGCACGTCTTTGATGAGATCAGCGGTGCCCATGACACCGACGCTCTCGCCCAAGAAGTGCGCCGCCGCTATGGCAAAGCACGCATCCTTGGCTACCCTGATGCCTCCGGTGCCAACCGCAGCACCAATAGCTCCCGCAGCGACATCGCCATCCTTGAGAGCTACGACATCAGCAACATGGCACCTTCAGCCAATCCACCAGTCAGAGACCGCGTAGCAGCGGTGCAAGCCTTGCTGGAGAACGGCATGGGTGAACGCCGCCTGTTCATCGACAAGCGCTGCAAGAAACTGATTGAGTGCCTAGAGCTGCAGAGCTACAACGACAAAGGCGATCCAGACAAGGACGCCGGCTACGACCACATGAACGATGCGCTTGGCTACATCGTTCACCGTTGCTTTGAAGTGGGCCGTGGCCACAGCGGCAAAGCAGTGCGCAACCTCAGGCTCTATTGAGCCCAATCTTTAGCTTGCCGACCGGCAACTTAAGTGATCGAGCGAAAGGCTGTGCACTTTAATCTTGCTGCCACTGAACTCAAGCCAGTCCTCTCGATTCAGGATCTTGGTGTTCACGATCCCGGCATCGCCTGGCAGCGGATGCAGCCCCGCTGGGAACTGATCGAAGAGCTGATCGGCGGCACCCTTCAGCTGCAAGCCGCAGGCCGTCGCTACCTCCCGCAAGAGCCCAAAGAATCAGACGCGAGCTACCTCGCACGTCTGAAGCGCAGCGTCTGCCCGCCGTACTACCAGCGCATCGAGCAAATGCTGGCCGGCATGATCAGCCGCAAGCCTGTGCGCCTCGACAACGTGCCCGATCTTGTGCAAGAGCACATGATGGACGTTGACCTACAGGGCAACGATCTCAACGTCTACCTGCACAGCCTGGCCAAGACCTGCATCCGCTACGGCCACGTGGGTGTGCTCGTGGACTTCCCCCGTGGGGATGAGGGTGACGACACACCGGTCACCGACTTCAACCGCCCCTACTGGGTCAGCTACAGCCCACGGGACATCCTTGGCTGGCGCACGGATGTGGTGCAGGGCACGCAGAAGCTGACGCAGCTGCGCCTACACGAGCGCGTCGTTGTCCCTTACGGGGAGTTTGGCGAAGAGGTTGTTTCTCAGGTGCGCGTCCTTGAGATCGGGCGCTTCCGTCTCTACCGCCAGCAGGGCAGCAAAGGCCGCGATTGGGAGCTGGTCAACGAAGGCCAGACCACCCTCGACGAGATCCCCTTTGCGGTGGCCTATGCCAACCGCCTTGGTATCCTTGAATCCACCCCGCCGCTGGAAGAGGTCGCGCACCTCAACCTGCAGAGCTATCGCGTCGGCTCTGACCTCAGCAATCAGCTGCACATTGCAGCAGTGCCACGCTTCCATCTCTACGGCGTCCCAGCCGAACTAGACGAGATCACTGCTGGCCCTGACTCGGCCATGGCTTTGCCCGTGGATTCACGGGCTGAGTTCGTCGAACCGCAAGGCACCAGCTACGGCTTCCAGTTCCAGCAGCTGGACCGCATTGAGCGGCAGATCAATCAGCTCGGCCTCGCCGCCATCCTTGGTCAGAACATGACCAACCAAGCCGCTGAAGCCAAGGCCATCGACCGCAGCCAAGGCGACGCTGCCCTGATGACCGTGGCCCTCGGCCTACAAGATCTCATCGACAACTGCCTGCGTTTCCACAGCGCGTTCCTCGGGCTGCCCAACAGCGGCAGCAGCATGGTCAACAACGACTTTGTGGCCCGCACCCTGGAGCCTGGCCATGTGGCTGAGCTGATCAAACTGCGCCTCAACGGTGACATCACCCAAGAGACGCTGCTGATCCAGCTGGCCGATGGTGAGTGGCTCTACGACGACTTCAACGTCGATCAGGAGATTGAAGCCACTGCCGCGCAGCAGCAATCACGGCTCGATGCACAGGCTGCGCAGCTTGATGCAAACCTGCAGCAGCTGCCTTGATCTGGATTGGAAACCTAGCTCTAAAGGCTGGGTTCAATGGCACGCCGCTATAGCAGGGATAACCGTGGCAGGTTTTCATCTGCGGGTGCTACTGCGCGTGGGGGCAGGCTTGCTACTGCATCAGGTAACAAGCGTGCGACGCAGACCAAGGCCATCGCCGGCCGGAAACCTTCGGGGACTGTTGGCAAGTCCAAAGATTCAAAACCTGGTGCAATCAAGCCAAATGCCACGGTGCCGGCGCCTAAGCAGTCGTCGCGGCGTAGAAGGCCTACAGCTGATGAATCAAGAGCAAAAGGTTTAACCCCGATCAGCGACATCCGCGCAAGACAAGCTGCTGAAGGTGCAGCGAGAGATGCCAGTCGGACGCGTCGGGTGCAATCCAACATGACCCGCGCCCGTGGGCAGCAGGTGGCTTCAACCCAAGGCAAGCAGCGCGCACCGTTTGGTCGTTACAGCACGATAAAGAATCCAGCAGCAGAGGGCAGCTTCCCCCAGATGGCGCCCGGCCGTAGCGGTATTGGCATGGCCCAAGCTGCTAAGGGCAGGAGCAGCCCAGCTGCACCAAAGCGCAAGGCCAAGAGCGATCAACAGGTCTTGGAGCAGGCCGACCGCGTAATGGGCAAGTTGGCCAAGAGCATGAAGGCGACTGTTGATGGCGGGGGCGATTTAAATCAGAAGATGCGCCTGATTCAGCGAAGCAACAGGCGTGGTGGCCGCGTGAACTCTGCATTGAGCAAGCGCGGTCTGCTGGACAAGTATCAAAAGCTGACTGCCGGCGCTGATCCCATACACGGGACTAGGGCTGGCAAAGGCATTAAATCTCGGAGCCGCAAATGACCAGACCTGAAGTCACCGCTGTAGGCCGCCTCCTGAAGGCAAAGCCCGGCCAGAAGCACCTGTACAAGATGATCGTCATCAAAGCTGATGGCGCCGTCAAGACGGTAGTTAGTCAGCAGTTGAGCTAATGTTGAAGGGCAGCGGTGCGCTAACACCCTGCCCTATGACCAACCTGAGGACACAGGCTGATGACTGAATTATCACCTCCTCGCCTCATAGGCGGCCCAGCTGACGGGGCTGCCCTACCCGAGCGGTACGCAAGCGCACCACGCATTCAGGTTCCGGCGACTGACGGCAAAGGCAACTTCGCAACCTACGCAAAGGATCCAAGCGATCCGCGCCGCTTTGTGTTTACAGGCTTTTCTCAATAGATCTGCACCACTACAAGGTTGATTAATGACTAAAGCAGACCGAATCCTGTCACTCGCCATATGGGCTTGCCTCTTAGGTTTCATTGGTTATCAGCTTGTACAGGAAACAAATATGGCGAAACAATGCTCTAGGTCCGGCGGAGTAATGGTGATTTCTTCCCGCCTATCTGCGGTTTGCGTCCGCAGCGCTCCTGAATCCCGGCCTGACTAGAGACCCGCACTACTTCTAGGGCGGCAACCTAATCAGCAACTCTGAGCCTGTGGCTCTACATGCCCGACAACGACAACGCTCCTGTGGAGCAGTCTGCACCTTCCTCTGATCTGCAGGCCCTGCAAGCAGAACTCGATGCCATGCGCCGCAAAAATGCGGAGCTGTTGGACGAGAAGAAAAAGCTGGCCAAGAAGCTGCCTGAAGTACCCGATGGCGTTGATGTCCAGGAGCTCATGGACTTCAAGCGCAAGGTGGAACAGCAGCAGCTGGAATCCAAAGGCAAGTACGACGAAGCGCTCAAGACCTACGAACAGCAGTACCGCGACCGTGAATCGCAACTGCAGCAGCGGGTCGCTGAGTTGGAAGCCGAAAACCGCGAACTCAAAGTGATCGGCCCAGCCGTCGCTGCTCTCGCTGACACCGTGCACGATCCCGATGAGGTGATCCGCCTGCGCCTTAAGCCCGATCAGATCGAGCGTGAAGCAGACGGCAGTGTCGTCGTTGTCGATGGCTACCAGCGCACACCGATCAGCGACTGGGCACGCACCAGCCTGCCGCAATATCGCCTCAAAGCACCCAAGCCCGCCGGCACCGGTGCACCCGTTGGTCGCAGCAGCGCTGAGCTACCCGCCGGTAGCAAAAACCCCTTCTCGCGTGAGCACTACAACCTCACCGAACAAGCACGGATCTACAAAACTGATCCCGAACTCTACGCACGCTTGAAAGCTGCAGCCGGTAAGTAATTCGGTTTGGCATACTTACAAGCAAGAGGGAAGGCTGTGCCGACCCATGGGCCTGTGGCCGCCAACACAAAACCTTCCTCTAAGGAGTTAAGACCATGACGACCGTTCGGTCGAACATTGTAATTCCAGAAGTCTTCACGCCGTATCTTGAAGAGGCCACCACTCTTCGGAATGCGTTTATCGCTTCTGGTGTTGTGCAGCCTCTTGAGGCTCTCAACGCTGTGGCCGATGGCGGCGACTACGTGAATGTGCCGTTCTTCGATGCCAACCTTAGCGGCGACGCTGAAGTGCTGGCCGATAACGCCAGCCTGACCCCTGGTGCCATCACCGCCGACAAGCAGCGCGGTGTTGTGCTGCATCGCGGCCGTGCGTGGGGAGTTCGCGAATTAGCGAAATTGGCCGCCGGAGCTGACCCGATGGCCGCCATCGGTAACAAGGTCGCTGCCTACATCGCTCACCAACAGCAGAAGGATCTGCTGGCCAGCCTCGCTGGTGTGTTCGGTGCTGTCGGCTCTGCCAACACTGGCGCTGCCTTTATCGACCTGACCTTCGATGCCGGCGGTTCTGGTGAGACCCCCCTCACCCCTCGTCACGTCGCCAAGGCCCGCGCCCTGCTGGGTGATCAAGGCGACAAGCTGAGCGCTATCTGTATGCACTCGGCTGTCTACTACGACCTCGTTGAGCGTCGTGCCATTGACTACGTGACCGCCTCTGAAGCTCGCGCTACCGCCGCTGCTTCTAACGCTGCAACCCCCGACGTGTTTGGTGGTTCTGTGGCTGGCGCTTACACCGCTGACGGCAGCGTGCCCTTCTACATGGGTATGCGCGTGATCGTCTCTGATGATGTGCAGACCAGCGGTTCTAGCTCCAGCAAGAAGTACGCCACTTATTTCTTCACCCCCGGCGCTGTTGCCTCCGGCGAGCAGCAGGGTCTGAAGACCGAAGTGGACCGCGACATCCTCGCGCTGGCCGACTACATGGCCGTGTCCTGGCACAACGTGTTCCACCCCGTTGGTGCTCAGTACCAGACCGCCGGCGGTGCTAACCCCACCCAAGCAACCCTGGCCACCATCACCAACTGGACCAAGGTGTACGAGACCAAGAACATTGGCATCGTGCGCGGCACCGTCACCAGCAACTTCGACTGAGGTTGATCTTCATGGGACTGACCGGGTTCAACCTGGCTCGTCGTGAAGAGGAAGAGGCTGCTGCTTCGGCAGTGGCCTCTCTTTCTACAGAGCCGGAAGTCTGCTCCATGCCTGAGCAGAAAGAAGCCCCCAAGCGCGGGCGCAAGAAGGTTGAGGAGGAAGGCTGATGTCAGTCTTTCCCGCAACTGAAACCGCTGGCACTCCTGGCAGTGCTGGCTTTGAGTTGATCGCTGACACCAGTGCCCACACCGGGCGCTTCTTTCGCCTCTATGCCCTTGAGGCATCCGTGATCAACACCGCCACGGTTCAAAACGCCAGTGGCAACACCTTCTCTGCTGTACCCATCCCAGCAGGCGGTGCCATTGATGGGCTGTTCACCTCGGTGACGCTCACCTCTGGCAAGGTCGTTGCTTACAAGGTCTGATGGCCGTCAAAGCTAAGGCGGGTGCCACTGCCCGCCTTTTTGTTCAGGGCAAACCCAAGAAGACCCGACAAGGGTATGGCCAGCACAGCCGGCCAAACCACGGGCGCAAAAAGCTAAGAGGACAAGGGCGTGGCTGATCTGTCGCAGCAAGTTGAGGAGTTCCTTCGCAATGCGCTGCGGCAAAAACAGCTGGAAGATCGCCTGATCAGGCAAGCACTACGAGACCTGCGCACGACGCTGACGGCTGTAGAGCGCGTCGTCGGTCAGTCGGGTGTGCTGAGCTTTGGGCCAGGCCGTGAGCAGACCATCAATGCGGTGGTGGCGGCTGTGGCCCGCAGCGTGCAGGAGAGCTTCGGTGTGCCGCAACTGGCTGCGCTGCAGGACGCCCTGCGACCGTTTGTAGAGCAGCAGCTGAGCTTTGCCCGCCGCATGGTCACCATGGCCGGCGGTGATTTGATCAATGAAGGTGCAGCGTCCGCATCGACGGCTCAGGTGCAGCGCATCGTTAATGACGCGGTGGTGGCTGGCAAGACGCTGAGCACACAGCTCACGCAAAGCCTGCCGGCACTTGTCGCGGATCGTGTGGAGCGCTTTGCACGCCTTGGCCTCTCGGACATCGGCGGTGAAACCTTCGCCACCTACGAGAGCGCTGTGGTGCGCATCACCGAGAACAACGTGGAGGCCTTGATCCGCACAGGTGTGCAGGAAGTGGGCAACGCCGCGCAGCAGGCGATCTATGAGTTTGAAGCCGATCCTGACTGGATGGGACCGGACGGCTTGGCCTGGACTGCAGTGCTGGATTCCGACGTTTGCCCAATCTGCTTGAAGCTGGATGGCAAGCGATTTCCAGCTACTTACCGGAAGGTATCACCGCATTTTCAGTGTAGATGTGTAGTCCTGCCTTGGAAATGGCGCAACGAGACGATGACCGATCCACAGGGCAACCCGGTGCAGCCCAATCGCCTGGCTGATGGTGATGGCGCTGAAGGTGCGCTGTCGTTCAAGGTGGCTGCCAAGCAGTGGGTCAAAGACAACCCCGAGACTGCTCAGGCGATCTTTGGCAAGAAGCTTGGTCAACGCTTGGTAGACGGTGAGATCAGCTTTGATCGTGCCGTCAAGCTCTGGCAGTCACCCAAGCCCAGACGGGCAACCTAGCGGCAAGGGTGTGCCGCTATGACCGTCACTGTCGTTGCTACTGCTGGTGCGTCGAACGCCAACAGCTATCTGACAGTTGCGGCTGCGGACGATCTGGCTGATCTGTACCTCGGCACCCTCAACTGGGCCTCAGCGAGCACCGACAACAAAGGTCGTGCGCTGATCATGGCCACGCGCTATCTCGATGAGCTGAGCTACATCGGTGAAAAAGCCGCCAGCACGCAAGCGCTGCTCTGGCCTCGCACGGAAGCGGAGTGCGGTGACTGGAGCTTCACCAGCAGCGAGATCCCCAAGCCGATCAAGCAGGCCACCTTTGATCTGGCCGAATACCTGCTCGGTGATAGCAATGCTCTGTCAACCGCTGGCGCTGGCAGTAGCGAACTGATCAGCGGCATCCCGAATGCCAACCTCAAGCGTGCGCAGATTGATGTGATCAGCGTGGAGTTCAATACAACACCACAGGCTGATAGCAAGAACGCATTAAACGTCCTACCGCACTTGACTAAAGTGTTGGGATGCTTATGCACCAGCACCGCAGCGTCAGCCTTCGGGTCGCGCACTGTCCTCCGAAGTTAGGGAAGATGCGCGTTGCTGAAGGCCAGCTTGATTTCTTCAGCACTCCGGCCGCTGCACCGGAGAAAAAGCGCAGCGAAGGACACCTTGCTAAACCACTGACCCGCGAGGAACAGCGGCGGTTTGGGCGCATGTATGCCGAGAACATCGGCCTGATCAAGATGTTCGGCGGGAAGCTGTGCCGGAAATACAGCCACTGCATGGCCAAGGAGGACATCTTCTCCTGCTGTGACATCGCCTTTCTGAAGGCGTGCCGTGCCTGGAACCCGGAGAAGGGGAAGTTGAGCACGATCTTCTGGAGCTTTGCTCAAGGTGAGGTGCTGCACTTCCTGCGCGGTCACAACTGGACGATTAAGGCGACCCACAAGGTGCGACTGCTAGGCAATAACGCCAGGCGGCTGATGGCGTTGGGCTGGCAGCCAGCAGCAATCTGCAAGGAGCTGAGCTGCAGCAAGCAAGACCTCAAGGAAGCTCTCTTAGCGACCGCAGGCGTGGCTCACGACGTGAAGGGCTTTGATCTGCACGTGTGCCCGCGCATGACGCCGTGGGAGGTGCTTGAGGCTGAGGAAGAGGCTGCTGCTAGTTAGGGGCAACCTAAGGCACACGCCACAGGTTTAAGTCATGGCCACCGGTGCCTTTTTTAACTCGCTGGGGTATCGGTTCTATGTGAAGGCCGGCACCACCGCTAGCACCAACCCCACTGCCAGCACCGGCATGACTGAGGTGCTGTCCCTGACCAACGCTGGCATCCAGGGCACCAGCCAAACGCAGGAAGTGCAGGACTACGGCAGCACGCTGGGCTTTACCGCTTCGCTGGTGACCACGCAGGCTTACACCATCCCCTGCGAGATGAACCTGAACCTGAACGATGCTGGTTATGCGGTGCTGAAAAACGCAGCCCTGAATGCCGCTGGTGGCACCACTGTTGAGTGGTATCGCGAATCGCCTGAGATGAGCAGCACCGGTAGCCCTGAATATCACTCCGGCGTGGCCTTCGTGACCGACTTCTCGGAGTCGATTGCTGCAGGCAACGTGGCCACCGTTAGCTTTACCCTGTCGGGCTACGGCTCGTATTCCTGGTCTGCTGAGACCAACGCCTGAGCAACTTAGGTTGTCGGGTGGACAGCAGAGCGGCCAGCTGGAGATGGCCGCTTTTTTGTGTCTACAGTCCGCCGATGCCGTCTAGGCGTCGCCACTGCTCAGCAAAGAAGCGATCTAGCGGTTGCTTTTCAAGTGCTGGTTTGATCCAGTTCCGGCCATCAACCACAGTGCCTTTAATGCCTGTGACATAGCCATTCAGGATCAAACCCGCATAGGGCGTGTTCCACGTAAACCGTAGCTGCGTGGCACTGGGGCGATCACGCCGCTGAGATCGCAGCAGACCGCCAAGGTCCACGATGTCTCGGGGACTGGTAACGGTCTGCCCATTGCGGCGTTTGGTGGCACGAGGCCACCTGAACTGCGGCGTCTTGATTTCTTCCTTGAGCTGATCACCCAAGACCTTGCCGTAGGTGGTCAGGATCTGCGGCACGCGCAGCTTGAGCTGATTGGCATTCCAGCCGGTCAGCTTGAAGTTGGCCTTGACCTGAACTGGCATCAGCCTTGCACGTAGCGGGCCAGCCGGATCTTGTCGCCGATCACCTGCTGCACGGTGCTGCCGATCAGGCCCGTGGTGCCGTAGGGGTAGCGGCTGTTGATCACTTCGCAGTCAATGGCGCCTTGACCAGCGAAGTTGAGCGTGCCAACCACACCGGGCTTAATGCGGGCATCCAGTGCCTGCGGACTGACCGCATAGCCCTCGTAGGTCTCAACTTCAGTGTCAACGCCAGGAAAGTCCAAGGCCCTGGTGCTGCCTTGACGCAGGTACAAGCTGACCGTGACTGTTTCCGTGGCCGGCACAACGTTGCCGGTGACGGGATCAGTGACTGTGCCAACGGTTGGGACCGTGAAGATTGCAGTGGCGTTGGCCAGTGCAGCGAGATCGCTAGTCATGGCCTAGGTTCCCGCGATCAGCGGCAACTTAAGAGCACATGAAGGCGTGTTGTGGCGGAGAGTCTGGGCTCAGCTGTCTTAACAGTCAGTGTTGATGATGCCCAGCTCAAAGCAGGCCTGCAAGCTGCAGAACGTCAGGCAACAGCGACTGGAAGGGCTGTAGAAAAAGCCTTCACACCGTCCGGCAAGTCGGTGCAGACTGCTGCCAATGGTCTGCAGTATTTCATTGATACGCAGGGACGTGCCCGTGATACGGCTGGTAAGTTTCTGACCGTTGCACAGCAGCAGGCGGCTGGGATTGAAAACGTCGGCAAAAGTGCAAAGCGAGCAAGCTTTGACATCAGCGGCCTAGGTGATGCGCTAGCTGCGATTGGTATTGGTGCTGCCGCTGCTGGGTTTCTGCGTGGCTCCGTTAATGCTGCTGTAGAGCTTGAAAGTATTAGCAAGAAACTCAGCAATACGCTCGGTGAGCAAGGTGCTGGGCAGGCACTCAGTTTTACCAAGGGCTTGGCTGATCAGCTGGGCCTCAGCTTCAAAACGCTGGCCGGTAGTTTTGGCAGCTTTACAGCCGCAGCCTCGGCGGCCAATGTTCCGCTTGACCAGCAGAAAGAGCTGTTCGCTGCTGTCGCTAAGGCGGCGCAGGCTCTTGGTCTGAGCAACGATGAAATCAATGGCTCACTGCTGGCCCTGCAGCAGGTTGCAGCCAAAGGCACCGTGCAGATGGAAGAACTGCGCGGTCAGCTTGGTGAGCGCTTGCCGATTGCTTTTGGCGCTACTGCCAAAGGGCTTGGCATCACACAGCAAGAGCTAATTAAGCTCGTGGAGTCTGGAAGGCTCACAGCATCTGAGTTTTTCCCTGCTCTGACCAAAGGCCTTAATGAGCTGACAGCAGGTGCTGGTGGTTCGGCAACTGCAGCTCAGAACTTCCAAAAGCTGGCTAATGCTTTTGACGAGCTGCAGACATCCTTTGGAAAAACTTTGCTGCCAACCATTACCGAGCAGGTCAAGAACCTGACCGGTGCGTTGAGTGGGTTGCAGATTGGAATCGATGCCAACAAGCTTGGCCTTGGTGGTCTCTTTGGCAACCTTGGCCTAGTTCCAGATGCGGGCATTGAGGCCGTTGCATCGGTGCGGCAACTGGCTGAGCAGTATCAGCTGACCGCTGAGCAGGCACGGGCTCTGTTCTTTGATGCGGCCAAGCTTGAAGGACTAACACTTACCAGCACAGGCTTTCTCCCCGACGCCAAAGGTTTGGAGCGAGCGCTAGAACGCTTGCCGAAACTTGCCGAAGAGTTCAGGGCCAAAAATAAGGATGCAGTCACAGAGCTGAAAGCACAAGCGGCAGAGGCCGCTCGTGTTGCTGCAGAGCAGAAAAAAGGACGTGACAGCGTTGAAAACATTCAAGAAGCCATAAAAGCTTTGTCTTCAGAGCAGAAGGCATTGGCGGTCGATAGTCAGCGCTATGCAGACATCTCGCAAGAGATCGTCAACAAGCAAACGCGACTCAATGAGCTGAAGAAGACCGATGGCCAGCGTTTTGCCGAAAGTATTGCTGCTGCAAATCAGCTTCGTAGTATTCAAGAGGAGATCGCCATCCAACAGCAGCGCGGCAGCTTGACTGGTACTGGCATTGGCGCGTTGCAAGCTGTCAAAGCGCTGGAGGATGCCAAACGAGCTGAGCAAGACGCCCAAGCCGCCCTCCGCGCTGACCCCGGCAACACCAGCCTCTTCAACGCCTCACAGCAAGCAGCAGCCAATGTTCAGCTGTCTGCAGCTAAGACCAAGGCTGACTTAGAGGACGCTTTTAGGTCCGCACAAGATGCGGTGCGCAGCATCAGCCGCAGCATTGAAGATTCCGTCACTGCCCTAAACGCCGCACGCGGTAGCGCTGAGGGCATCAATAAGTTCATTGACCCCCAGCAAGCCCGTGAGCGGCAACAGGCTGCCAACGTGAACTTGCTGCGAGAAGCAAGCGATCTGGCAAAGCAGCTTGGCGTGACTGCCACCTTCCGTGGCGGTCTTACGCAGCGCAACAGCCAGATCAACGAGTTCATCACAGCTGCACGGCAAGAGCTGCGTGCTCCCGAGGACATCAACAGGCAATACGCCGATCTTGCCAAAGCCAACAACGACCTCTTCAAGGTCAACCAGTCCTTATCTAAGTGGACCGAACTCTTGGCGAACGCAACACAAAACTTGGCTGAGAAGGACTGGAACGTTTACGTGAACGCCCCGGCCACTGCTGATCTGCCCCGTGGCGTGGAGGTTTACCAATGAGCGTTTCCATCGGCGCGTTCAGCACTAGCAAGCTGATCGCCCAGCCCTTCGGCTACGACGAGACGAGCACCCGCGACGGCCTCACCGCCCGCAAGTGGACCGTCAGCGGCCTGCTGAGTGCCAGCGAGTGGCAATCGCTGTTGAGCGTCTACAACACCTGGCGCGACGCCCGCCTCACCGATGCCGACACGGTGAGCAGCGGCACGGTTGGCACCACCGTCAGCCTGACCGCCAGCGCCAACGGCATCAGCGTCAGCGGTGTGGCTTGTTGGTTCAGCAGTGCTCCCAGCGGTGATCAGGCTGGCCCCTACATCCAAGCCAGCTGCGAACTGGTGGATGCGGCCCAATCCTTAGAGGTCCTGCTGCAACAGAAAGAGCAAGACCGCCAACGCGATGAGGCTATAGCGAAGCCTGATTTAGGCACCGTAACCCTCGGCTCCGCCACGTTGACGCTGCTGGCACCGATGGAGACCTACCAAGACACCCCGCAGCTGCAGCTCACCACTAGCGGCACCCATGTGATTAACGGCGCCCTGACAGCCACCCGCGTGCGTCGGATCAGAGGCACAACCGACAGCACCGGCTGGACAGCAGTGCGCAGCTGGTACGAAACCAGCGTGGCCAGCGTGCCCACCACCGGCACTTGGTTCCCGATCTCCGCACCAACGGCAGAAGCCGAGGTGATCATCAGCGGCGGCGCCAAGAGCACCCGCTACACGATCACCGTTGACGCTGCGGAGGTGAAGTAGATGCCCATCGACATTCGCGCCGAAGTCAGCTGCAGCCTTGGCACCGTTATCAGCGGCAGCTTTGCCGATGACTACCTGCAGGGCAACGGCCTGATCAAGACCCGTGGGGAGGTGGTGCTGGATGGCACCCAAACCCCTGAGGTCGGCACTGAGGTGACCTTCACCTACGCCAAGGCAGGCAACACCTACACGGTGCCGCGTGTGCTGCGGGTGCTGAGCAGCTTTGCCGATCCATTCCGCCGCACCACCACGGTGCAGCTGGGCTGCAAGCTGACCTACCTAGAGAACCGCAAGCCGCCGGTTGAGAACCCAAGCAGCAAAGACGAGAACGCCGATGTGCCTTGCAAGGTGTTTCTCAAGGCGACGCTGCCGATCACAGCCGAGTACGTGTTCCAGCAGTGCCTTGATGCGCTGCAGCTTGACGCCGCAAGCATCCCCCTCACCAACAAGTTCTCGGTTGAGGAGTTTGACCTGACGCCTGGCTACATCCAGGTGATGAGCGACCTGCTGCAAAGCGAGGGCTACGCGGGCTATCTCGACAGCGAGGAAACGCTGCAGTTCCTGGATCTGACCGAAGAGGCCAGCACCGGCCCGGTGATCACCCCGTCCGACGTGGTGGATCTTGGCCCGATTGGCAGCGGTGAACTGCCAGGCGAAAGCGTGGTGGTGCGCTGGAGCAACCTGCGTCTGTTGCCTCCTGATGAGCTGTACGGCGACGAGTACCTCAAGCGCAGCTGGGAGATTGAGGAAGTCTTCGGCGCACCGTCTGAGGTCACGGTCAGCTACACCGATGACGAAGGCAACACGCAAAGCGATAGCGACGTTTTCTACCCGTACAGCTTTGCTGCCACCCGCTACGACGTGTGGGACCGCAAGATTGAGTCAATCTCTCTCAATCTGGTCTCTTCGGCCGAGACAAACAACCGCTGGGCCAGTGATGCATTCCGCAAGGGGCGTCTATGGAACTTGCCCACCGCCCGTCTGACGCGAGAGGTCGTTGAGTACGAGAAGGCGGCTGCCGCAGCCAACAACGCCAACCTGATGTCTGTTCAGCAGATCGGTGGCGGCGTCAACGACATCAAGGCACAACTGGGCAGCGCAGCCGAGGCCCACACCGGCTTGGCGAACCTCTGCAAAGAAGATGTGCCCGAGGGCGCTGATGTCGTCAAATCTCAGACGACCTTCAACTACTTTTCCGAGTTGGAGCTGGCCGGCAGCCTCAACATCGACACCTACATCAGCGACAGCGGTTCGCTAGTGGAGTTTGACACCATCGCAGCCGAGCTGGATTCCTTCGTAGTTGTCGAATACGAGACGGACACCAGCTCTGGCATCTCCAAGACGATCACCAAGCGCTCGGTCTCACGCTCGCAAACCGTGTCCGGTCAGCAGGACTTAGCGACCCGCGCTCAGGAGCTTGACACTGCGAACCTCAGCAACAGCATCAGCAGCCTGCTGGGTCTTGCTCGCCGCCAGGTGTATGTCGGTGCTGAAACAAGCTTGCACACGCAGCGTGAGTACGGGCTGCAGAAGCGCCCCAGCGAAGCGGAGCGCAACAACACTGCCAACAGCAAGCCGCAGATCAGCGAATCCAAGGCTGAAATCACCTGGATCGTTGGCAGCACCACCAGCACAGCGGTGACCGAGTTCACGCTGCCCTACGCCCCAGACGATGCAATCAGCTGGAACGAGACCACCAGTGCGTTCAGCAGCGAACCCAGCGATGCTGATCAAAAGGCAATGCGTTACGGCCGTGTGCAGAACGCGCTGCTGCTGGGGAACCGCAACGGCGTCAGTCTGCAGCTGGCACCGGATCAACTGCCCAAGCGCCCCTTTGATCCGCTTTACCTACAAGCCGGCGGCATTACCGGTGCCTACCGCGTCAACGGCACCAGCTGGGCCTTTGATGCCAACGGCATCGTGGCCTCCACCGATGCGCTGCTGTGGGGTGCGGTGAGTGCTGCCAGCGGCACCAACCTTGCCAGCAGCTGGGTGCCGTTAGCGCCCGGCACCACCAGCCTGCCGCTGCCGTACACCCCCAGCAGCGGCACAACTGACCCAGAGACCGGTGTGACTTATTCCGCTGTGATCACACCTGCTGTGGTGCTGGCGCCGTATGTGGAGAGCGTGAAAGTTGAAGGCATCAGCCGCAGCACCGTGGCCCTTACGGACTACCCATACACGCTCAACCGTGGCACCGAGACACAGGTGGCCGTCAGCAAGACAAAGCTGGTGGTGGGTAGCAAGCTCCCGGCAGCCCCCAACAGCTATGTGGTGGCAGGTCAGGCAGCTGGTTACGCCTACAGCCGCAAGCTGATCGGTGCTATGGGCAGCTTTGCTACCGCTGGCTTTGGTGCTGGCAGCATCCGTGACTACGCCATCGGCACCAATGCCGGCACATTTGTGACTAGCGGCCAAGGCGCCATAGTAAAGCGCGTGCTGGCTCCACTTAGTGCCAATGCCGGCAGCTTTGTACTGACTGGACAAAACGCTGCATCCAGCGGCGCCACGACGATGAGCGCTGCTGCGGGCAGTTTTGGACTACTTGGGCAAGACACCGGCAAGGTGCAGTCGTACATCGTGCCAGCTGCATCAGCATCCTTTGCATCAGCCGGTGAAGCTGCAGCATTGTCTTACATTGTTCCAGCATTTGAAATGCTGTCGTACACCGGCACTAACGCATCACGCTCCTTAACTGGTTTGGGCTTTAAGCCTGGTTTGGTTTGGACAAAGAACACTGCAGGAACGACGCAGAACCATGCGGTGTTTGACAATGTACGTGGAGCTACAAAGGTCTGGTATCCAAACCTGACGGCAGCCGAGGGCACGGCATCTACAAGTCTCACCTCGTTTGATACCGACGGATTTAGCTGCGGAAACGCCAGCTACATCAATGGTTTAAGTACAATCTCTTACCGTGCGTTTTGCTGGAAGGAAGGTGGTACGCCGTCTAGCAATAATGACGGCAGCCTGACTACAACTGTTTCCACAAATGCGGCTGCGGGTTACAGCATTTTCGCGTGGACAGGAGACGGCACAGAGAAAACGGTTGGTCATGGCCTTGGTGCTACCCCAGAGCTTGTAATTGTTAAGCGCTTAACGGGCACAGCGCTAGGCGGTGCGGTTGGGTCGTCGCTGATTGGGGATGACTTCTATCTCATCATGACGACCACAGCAGCTCGCTCAAGCAACACTGCCTGGTATCGCTCCGCTAATAGCACCACAGTGACTCTGGGCGCAACGCTTAATTCATCAAACAATTTCGTGGGGTATGCGTTCAGATCTGTCCCTGGACTAAGTGATATTGGCACCTTTAGCGGCGACGGCAGCGGCGTTCTGAGTGTGGATTGCGGTTTTGCACCTCGCTTCGTTCTTGTGAAAACCTACTTAGGCACGGGTGACTGGTTCATGCTCTACAGAGCATCTGGCGGAACTGGTTACGCAGACTACGTGCGTGTAAATGCCACCTCTGTAGAAGTTGCAAGCACAACATTCCAACTCACCAGCACTGGCTTTAGTGTTGACGCAGGCGGTGTTGGCAATGTGACTGGCAGCGGCCAGAGTGCTGTCTACATGGCGTGGGCGTAGGCAACCTAGCTCCAAAGCCCTGCGTTCATGGCTGCGTTCAATAAGTTCAACAGCTTCGTGGAGGCGTTAGCCGAAAAGAAGCATGACCTGGGCGCCGACACGCTGAAGGTGCTGCTGACCAACACCGCGCCTGTTGCCACCAACAGCGTGAAGGCGGATTTGACGGAGATCAGTGCCGGCAACGGTTACACCGCTGGTGGCAACACCGCATCGGTCACTAGCTCGGCCCAGACCTCCGGCACTTACAAGCTGGTGCTCGGCGATCCGGCCACATGGACCGCTAGCGGCGGCAGCATCGGTCCCTTCCGCTATGCCGTGCTTTACAACGACACCGCTACCAGTGACGAGCTGATTGGCTGGTGGGACTACGGCAGTGCCGTCACCTTGGCTGCTGGCGAAAGCTTTGCTGTTGACTTCGATCCGACCACCGGTGTTTTGACCTTGGCCTGATGGCACTCACCCTCTCGATTAGCCAATACGAGCTGCAGCGTCAAGCCGCCCTGGCATTTGAAGGTAAGGCGTATGAGGTATTTCTTGCCACCAACAGTGGCAGTCTCACCAACAACTCCACCTATGCCGCATGGCAAGCAGTGGAAGTCGCCAGCGCCAACGGCTATGCACCGGTGACCGGCACCGTTGGTACCGGCTCGTGGAGTGCCGGCAATGCTCGCTATGAGCTGCCCTCAATCACTGCAACCTTCACCAGCAGCGGCAGTGGTTTCAGTTACGACACGATTTGCGTTCGTATTGGGACCGAAACCTATTTACACAGCACGATTGCAGAATCGCCCAGCATCACGTTGGCAGCAGGGCAGTCCAAGTCGTATGTGATCACTCTGGTGCAGGACGACTAATCCATGAGCACCTACATCACGGTCACGAGCGGCGCTGGCGCTTTGGTGAACCGCGTGAAGCAGGTGCAACAGGCCAATCGAGAAGCACAGTTGCAGCTTGATCGTGACACCAGCGTTGAGTTGCGCGCCGCAAACCAAGTCAGTCTGCAGTCTGCTTTTGCTTTGCGCCCTGTTGGCGGCAACCCGGATACATCTATAGAGCGCCGACCGGCTGCTACTCGCAGTGGAGCACTCTGGTTTTACTGCCGTGACTGGGTTTCACGGGTGCATCGCGTATGGGCATCAGGCCCTGCCACTTTTAACGAACTGGACTACTACGACGTTCACGATGCCTCAACGGTCAGGCACTACCTGACCCCGCTAAGCAGCGTCAGCACCCAGCGCGAGCTCTTCAGCAATACGGTTCCCGAGCACCTGTTTAAGTACGGCGGCAGCTGGGAGGTGCAAGCTGGCTTGCCCTTTATGAACGTGGCCAGCGGCGGCCCACGCGACTTTATTGAGCCACCGGTCTACTCCTGCGCTGGCGGTTATATCTACGGCGTGCAGCGTCACACGGAATGCTGGACCACGACCCCCCTCACTGACGAGTTCAGCGGCGAGCCCGTTTGTACTTGGGATTGTCGCCACTGGTACGTGTTTTTCAAGGTCAATGCCCTCTCCGGCAGTGTGCAATCCAAGGTGGTGCGCGAGACAAGCACCAGCACCACCATCAGCGGCTGGGGTCCAGGATCCGAAGACTTGTTGCCGTGGCAAAGCGGTGGAACCGAGTGGCGGCGGATCTATGAGCAGAACGCCTATGCTGGCGACCCGTCAGTAGCGCTACGCGCTCAGGGTTATACCGGCCAGTATCAAGTGAAGGCAGGGCGCGCCTACTTTGCGTTCATAAACAAAACGAGGCAACGCGGCACACAATATGAGTCATACCAGTTCCACGTCACCCCACAAGATGACGAAAGCGAGTATTTCTGGTGGACAGGCGGTGCAAACTTTGGCCCCAACCTGACCCCGTGGGATTACTGGCAAAATCTTGAGGTCTTGGAGTTTGAGGCACCAACAACCTTGGCTGGTTGGGAGGAAATCGGCTATCTCATCAATCTCGACTCGCCGCCCCAGCAGGTCTTGCAGCGCTCGGCTTTAGACAAGCAGCTGTATGACCCCAGCCAAGGCGGACAGGTGCTCACTGGAGGCGTCGCCTCAAGCCCCAGGAAGCCCTACAAGCAGGCACCGTTTGATACAGGCAGTAATGGTATATACAAGGCGATGTACGACTACACGAATCCGCCTGCAAATTTGGTGACCGCCCCGCACAACCCACCGATTAGCTATGAGCAAGACCAGGATCGGTGGTGGGAGCCAAAGCTCCATCCACTTCTCTACCTCATCCAGTGATCGTCATGCAGGAATCTTTAATCGCTAAATGCAAGCAGGTTCAGGCTGCAGTGCGTCAAGCACAGCTACGCAAGGAAAAAGAGCAGCGCATCGTCAACAGGGCATTAGCCTCTAAGTAATCACCAGAAGCGTATGCCCACGCTGCCCTTTGTTCAGGCACCTGAGACACCAACCGTGCGGCGTCTTGGCACACCCGCTAGCGGGATCCTTGAGATGCCGGTGCTGGGCGGTCTGACCGTAGGTGAGTCGGCGGTGGTAAGTGAACTGCTGGCCGCTGAGCAGAGCGCGTTTGTCAAAGGTGCGCAGATCGCAGATGCAATTGCCAAGGCAGAAGAGATCAGCATCTCCGAAGCTTTCAGCATCATTGAAAGCGCCATCAGCGGTAAGGCGCTGGAGCCCGAGGCTGAGGCCATCCGCACCCGCCACGCCGAGCAAATCGAGCAGGTGGCACGGGTGTATGCCAGCGCCGGTCAGCGCAACATGGAAGCCACCGTCACCGCCTTGATCCGGTGTCGCTGCAACCTCAGCGACTGGCGCGTGGAGGACACCCGCCAGATGCACCGCGCCCTGTTCAACGCCATCTGGGAGTTGGCGCAGGAGGAGCAAGAAGCGGAGGCGATGCCGAACGAGCCGCCCACGGAGGAGGAGTTGGGAAAGCCGCAGCCGGCGGATGGCGCCGGAGCGAAACGGACTGGGCGGCGATCTTCTGGGACCTAGCCCACGCCTACCCCGGTCAATTCCAGCGCACCAGCTATGCACGCGAGCTGCGGCAGGTTGTGCTGCAGGCATGGCGTGAACTGCAACGGATC